AAGAGCAGGACTACAGCTTCGCACGTGCCACGGCGTACATGGGCTCGAAGCTGCTGCAGAACTCGGGCGTCGTTATCATCAACCACGATGGTTCCGCGTTCGCGGCCCAGTAATCTGAAAGGGATATAGCCATGGCATACAGCACTTCCACTCCTCCGGTCTGCATCCTCCAGGCCATCGCTGGCCCGCGCATCTGGTATCACACCTCGGCGGATGCTACCGCCGCGGTCGATGCCAGCGGGTTCATCACCAACGGCGGCAGCCTGGGCATGAAGGTGAACGACATCGTTTACCACAAAGACAGCACCACCGATGCAACCGCCCTCACGATGCACAAGGTCGTCACGGTTTCCAGCACCTACCCGGGCGCTGTGGACCTGTCCGACGGCACCGTGGTCGGCAGCGCCACCAACTCGGACTAAGTAGCCCCGAGTGACCAGACCTCCGGGTTCACAAGGCCCGGGGGTTTTCACCATCCAGAAAGGAACCCCCAGTGAAGATCCTGCAGCAACAGATCCAACAAGCTGAATTCGCCCGCACGGTTTGGGTAGTCAAGCCGGAACCCGGAGTAACCCTTGAGCAACTGTTGCAGCCGGAGTCCTGGGCGCACGTGGCAAAGTCTCTGAAGCCAGGGGACTTGATCGACGTTCTTTCCGCCGACAACGAGTGGTACGCCGAGCTGTTCGTGCGCGCGTCCACCGACAACGAGACCAAGCTCGCCGTGCTCAAGCACTACGTGTTCTCGGAGTCGAAGCCCACTGTCGACGGCGAAGTGGAAGTGAAGCACCGCGGCGAGGCCAAGAAATGGTCCGTGCTGCGCAAGTCGGACAAGGCGGTCCTGGTTGAATGCCTCGAGACCCGAGGCGCTGCCGAGGACTGGGTGAAAGCGAACCGCAATTTGGGGTAACGCATGTTGGCTTCCGGCGTCTACACGATACGCAATACACTGAACGGGCGTGAGTACGTCGGGAGCGCCGCCGCTTTCCGGTATCGGTGGAATAAGCATCGGTCCGAATTGTCTCGCGGGGTCCACTCCAATTCGAAACTTCAGAGGGCGTGGGATAAGCACGGGCCTGCGGCCTTCGAATTTAAGCCTCTACTGATTTGCGCGCGGAAAGACAACATCTTCTATGAGCAACGGGCCATGGACGCTTTGCAACCGTTCTATAATCTCGTCAAGAAAGCCGGGAGCGTGCTCGGCCTGAAGCGAGGGCCTTTTACCGCCGAGCATCGCGCGAAGCTGAAAGCCTCTCATGTTGGGCGCACATACAAGAAACGCACATTGGAGCAGCGGGCGAAGATGGCCGCGGCCATGCAAAAAAGGTACGCGGACGCGCCGGCGCCAACGGGGATGGTGCTCACCGCGGAGCGCCGCGCTAAGATTTCCGCCGCGCTCACCGGAATAGTACGCAGCCCGGCGACATGCGCTCGTATTTCCGCCGCCAAAAAAGGGACAGTGCCAACAGACGAAGCTAGGCGTAACATGTCGGCTGCGGCTACCGCGGCATGGGCCCGAAGGAAGGCAAAAAACAGGGAGGCGGCCTCGTGACCACCAAACTTCAAATTTTTAATGGCGCCCTGCGCATGTGCGGGGAACGCAAGCTGGCATCCTTGTCAGAAGATCGGCAGCCTCGTCGCCTCTTGGACGACGTCTGGGCCGATGGGGCGCTGGACTACTGCCTCGGCGCTGGCCAGTGGAAGTTCGCGAAGCGCACGATCGAATTGGCCTCCTCGACTGGCGTGGCGCCGGCGTTTGGCTACACGAAGGCGTTTGCCATACCGGAGGACTTTGTCCGCACGGCGGCCCTGTGCAGTGACCCGTACCTGAAGACCCCGCTCCTGGCCTACTCGCAAGAGCAGGCCTATTGGTTCGCGGATGTCGACCCGCTCTATGTCAGCTACATCAGCAACGACACCAGCTACGGCGGGGACATGTCCCTGTGGCCGCAGGAATTCGTACTGTTCGTGGAGGCGTATCTGGCTGGGCAAATCGTCCTCACGCTTACACAGGACAAGGAGCAACGCAAGCAGACGCTGGGCCTAGAGAACAAGTACCTGGTCGACGCGCGCTCGAGCGATGCCATGGAGGGCCCCACTACTTTCCCGCCCCCGGGCGCGTGGGTAGCCGCCAGGCTCGGCCGTAGTGCTGGCCGGCGAGACCGCGGCGGTCGCGGCTCCCTGATCGGCTAACACATGGGAAAAGACATCTCGACCCTGTACGCGTTCAACCGCGGCATGGTGTCGCCTCTTGCGCTGGCGCGGCAAGACCTGAAGCGGATGGCGCTCTCGGCGGAGATCCAGACGAACTGGATGCCGCGGGTGCTCGGCGCCATGATGCTGCGCCCGGGCACCACATATTTGCAATCGACGAAGGGCGACGCCGTATCGGCTACCCTCCCGTTCGTCTTCGCCGCCGATGACACCGCGCAGGTGGAGCTCACCGACGGGTACATGCGGGTGGTCGTGGAAGACGACGTCATAGCTAGGGCCGCCGTGAGCACCGCGGTCACGAACGACACGTTCGACACCGATGTCACCGGCTGGACAGACAGCGACGACGTGGGCGGCACCTCGGCATGGGCCGCGGGCGGGTACCTCTCGCTGCTGGGCAACGGCACCGTCTATGCCATCCGCGATCAGCAGGTGACCGTGGCCGGGGGCGACCAGAACGTGGAGCACGCGCTTGCGATCCATGTTGTCCGCGGCGCCATCACCCTGAAGCTGGGCTCCAGCCAAGGCGGGGGGCAATACGTCGCGGCCATGACACTCCGCGCGGGGCGGCATTCGATCGCGTTCACTCCGACCGGTAATTTCTGGATCCGCTTGCAGGCTAACGACACAACCGCCGCGTTGGTCAGCAGCTGCGAAATAGAAGCCGCCGGCGACATGGTCCTCGTCACCCCGTGGGCCGAGGCCGATCTGCAAAACGTGCGGTTCGATCAGTCTGGGGACGTCCTCTTCTGCGCGGACGGCGCACACCGGCAGTCCCGGATCGAGCGGCAAGGCCCGCGGTCCTGGTCTGTCGTTGACTACTTGGCCGAGGATGGCCCCTTCCGTGCACAGAACACGGGACCGATAACGATGACGGCCGCCGCGTTGTCCGGGAGCACCACCCTCACCGCGAGCCAGGCGTACTTTAAGAGCACGAACGTGGGGAGCTTGTTCCGTCTTGCGTCCCTCGGGCAAACTGTGTCCGCTACTGTCAGTGCGCAGGACACGTGGACAGACCCGATCCGCGTCACGGGCATCGACAACGGCCGGGTGTTCTCGGTCGTCATAACCGGCACCTGGGTGGCCACCGTGACGCTGCAGCGGTCTGTCGGCGAGCCAGGGGACTGGACCGACGTCACGACGTACACGACGAACCAAAGCACCACATACGACGACACGCTCGACAACCAGATCGTTTACTACCGCCTCGGCGTGAAGACCGGCGGGTTCACTTCTGGCACGGTAACCGCGCAGCTGTCCTACTCCGCGGGCTCCATCGAGGGCGTCGCGATAGTCACCGGATATACCAGCTCAACGGTCGTCAATGTCGACGTCCTTGCGGCGTTCGGCAGCACCAGTGCCACCAGCGATTGGTGGGAAGGCGCCTGGTCTGATCGTCGCGGGTGGCCGTCTTCCGTCTCCCTATATGACGGGCGTCTGTGGTGGGCGGGCCGCGACCTGATCGTCGGGTCCGTGAGCGACGCATTCGATTCGTTTGGTGATGGGGTAGAGGGAGACAGTGGGCCCATCAAACGCTCCATCGGCAGCGGGCCTGTGGACACCGTTAACTGGCTGCTCCCGTTGGGCTCTTTGCTCGTCGGTACCCAAGGCGCCGAGCGGGTGGCCAAGGCGAGCACACTAGATGAGCCCCTTACCCCAACCGCCTTCAGTTTGAAACCGGTGTCCACGCAGGGCAGTGCTGACCTCCCCGCCGTGAAGGTGGACACGAACGGGGTGTTCGTACAGCGCAATGGCTCCCGCGCGTACGAGCTCGCCATCGGCAGTGCCTATACCTACGAGGCGAACGACCTGACGGCCATTTGCCCCGAGATAGGCGCCGGTGGTTTTCGTCGGATTGCGGTGCAGCGGCAGCCGGACACGCGGATCCACTTTGTGCGCGACGACGGCAAAGTGGCCATCCTGGTTTACGATCGGGTCGAGAAGGTCACGTGTTGGGTTTTGTACGAGACCGACGGCACCGTGGAGGACGCGGTTGTGTTACCTGGCGCCACGGAAGACGCGGTCTACTACATCGTGGCGCGCACGATCAACGGCAGCACGAAAAGGTACCGTGAGAAGTGGGCCCTCGAGAGCGAGGCGATCGGTGCTGCGCGCACGATTCTGACCGACAGCACGTACGTGTGGACGGGAGCGGCGAGCGCCACGATCACAGGCCTGTCCCACTTGGAAGGCGAGACGGTCACAGTCTGGGCCAACAGCAAAGATCTCGGCACCTACACCGTGGCCAGCGGGCAGATCACAATCAGCGAGGCGACCACCACGGCGTACGTTGGCCTTGCTTATACGGCGCGGTTCAAGTCCGCCAAGCTGGCCTTGGGCAGCGCCACCGGTAACCCAATGACACAGCGCCAGAGGCTCGACCACGTCGGCCTGGTACTGGCCAACACGCATGCGCAGGGCATCCGGTTCGGGCAGGACTTCGACAACTTGGATTCGTTACCACTGATCGAGCAAGGAACAGACATCGACCAGGATGCGATCCACGGTAGCTACAGCGAAGACAGTATCGAGCTCGACGGAGTATGGAGCACTGACACCCGGCTGTGCCTTGAGGCGGCATCCCCGCGCCCGTGCACCGTCCTGGCCACTGTTATCACGGGGGCGGGCCATGACAAGGTCTGAGCCCACTTTCCGCCAAGCTACCGCCGCGGACGCAGCGGTCTATTTTGGTGGCCCACCGAAGATGTCCTTCCGGGGGTTCGTGGCAGAGCTCGATGGCGAGATCATCGGCATCGGCGGCGTCTACTACGACAACGGCGTGCCGATCGCCTTCAGCGAGATGAGGGAACCTATGCGCAGATACCGCAAAGCACGCGCGAAAGCGTGTAGAATGCTGACACGATTCTTCGACCAACTGGGGGGCAAAGTGTACGCAGTCGCCTGTCCTACCGAACCCACCGCAGCGGCGTTGCTGGCTAAGCTCGGCTTTGTGCCGATCGGCCTATTCGGTCCGCATGGCGAGACTTTGGTGAGGGGCTGATCATGGCGATGGCCCTCCCCGCAATTCCGGCGTGGCTCTCCACCGCGATGACTGTCGGCAGCACCGTGATGTCGTTGATGGGCGCCAGCAGTCAGTCCGACAACATGCGCCGCGCAGCCGCACAGAACGCCGAGAACGCCCGCATCACCGCCGAAGCCAACAAGCAACAAGCCGACTACGCAGCAGGGCAAGATCTGGCCGCCGGGCAGCGCGAGGCGGAAGCGAAGCGGCACAAGGCTGACCTCATGCTGTCCCGTGCGCAGGCCGTTGCTGCAGCTTCTGGCGGCGGGCCCCTCGACGAGAGCCTGATCGCCGGCATCACCGGGGAAGGAGAGACCGACGCGGGCTACAGCCTGTACGCCAGTAAAGAAGCCGCCGCCGGGAAACAGTACCGCGGCAAAGTCGGCGTCTACGAAGCGAACGCGCGCAGCCGCGCAGAGATCGATTCCGCGAACCGCACGGCCGACGCCACTATGTTGGGCGCGTACGCGAAAGCAGGAACGTCGCTGTTCAGCCGGTTTGCGCCGTCGGACTTCCCGACGGAGTACCCGCGCGGAAACAACCCGGACGAGTGGTAATCAATGGCCAAACTCCCCGCCCCTGAAGACTACGGCATGACAGCCCCGCGGCCTAGCCGCGGAATGACCGACATCTCGCCGGTGCGCGTGGCGCCTGACCTGGCGACGGGCAAGGCGCTGATGGGTATCGGCGAGCTGATGCAGCAGGAGGCCGACAAGCTCGACGAGACGGTCGCGCTCGATGCGCTCAACCAGCTGCAGAGCAAACAACTCGACCTGACCTACGGCGATGCCGGATTCACCAAGGTGCAGGGCAAGGGTGTGATCGATGGCAAGATCGTCAGCGAGTTCCCGACCAAGCTGCAGCAGGAAGTCACGCGTCTCGAGGGCACTATCGGCAGCTCCAGCGCGCGGGCCAAGTTCCAAGCGCAGGCCAACAACATCGTCATGGGTTTCAAGCGCGGCGTCTACACGCACGCCGCCAAAGAGACCGAGACGTTCCATCAGCAGACTTTCAAGGGCAGCATCGGTAACGCGGTGAAGGCGGCAGAGCAGGGCGCGTTCGCGGACGGCGTCAGCGCGGTGCTACCGATCCTCGAGGCGGAAGTGCAGCGCCAAGGGTTGACCGGCGAGGCAGCCGATCTGCTGCGGCGCGAGGCCCTCGGCCCTGTATATTCGGCGGGCGTCAAGCAGCTCTTGACAGCTGGCCAGTCCGGTGCGGCGAAGGAGCTGCTCGACAACGCGAAGCCCTACATGACGCCCGCCCAGGTCGAGCACTTCTCCGGCATGGTGAAGACGCAGTCCGACTATGACACCGCCGGCCAGTGGGTGAACGAGGCCCGCGCGAAGAACATGAAACCCGCGGAAGCGTACGACTTCTTCCGCCAGAAGGGCGCCGGGAATAAGGACGCGGTCGAGACCGCCCGTGGCCAGTTCGAGCACTACGTCGCGCTGAAGGCGAAAGAAGAAGCCGAAGGCGCCGCGCCGATGATGCTGACATTCCATGGCCAGGGCGCCAGCTTCGCCGCCAAGGCGTCCGTGGTGAAGAGCCCCGAGTTCATCAACGCGAAGCCCGAAGTGCAGGTCAAGCTGCTCGACTACATGGAGCAGCACGCGCGCAGCACCTTGAACTTCGGCCAGTCACAGCAGGACCGTGCACAGTCGAAGAAGATGCAGGACCCCGAAGTCCTGATCGCGTTCCAGAATCTGATGGACTCGCCCGAGACGCTGATGGCCTATACCGAAGGCCACTTGCAGGGTGCGTACCTGCCGATCCTCGGGCCGCAGCTCACCGCGAAGCTGGTCGTGGACCGGAAGCGCATGGCCTCTGAATCCGGCAGGTTCCAGATACCCAAACCGTTTATCGACGAGGCGCTCCCCGATCAGTTGAAGAAGATCAACGGAGAGTCGGAGATGCGGCAGAAGCAACGCTTCTATGGTTTGGTATCCGAGGGGCTGAGCGACTGGAAGACGGTGAACCCAGGCAAGATCCCCGACAAGCAAGCGCAAAGCGAGATCATTTTCGCCGCCACTCGCGACGTGCAGCAGGCAGGCTCGTGGTGGGGGACGAACGTCGTGCCCGCATACAAGACCAGACCGGTACCGCCGGAGTTCCGTACGCAAGCGCAAGCTGCCGCCGCGAAGAACGGTGTGCAAATATCCGAATCACGTATCCTTGAACTTTGGGCCCTACGCAAGGAATCCAGATAATGCCTGACTACGGTCTCGACACGCTGTCCCGCGAAGATCTCCTGGGTCCGGCGAAGACGCCCGCTCCTGTGGCCGCTACGCCCGCCGCGCCCAAGGCGCCGGCGGTAGATTACGGCCTCGGAGCCATGTCCACACAGGACCTGCTTGGGGGCCCGGTAGATCCGACTGCAGAAGCGGAGAAGGCAGCCGCGCTGTTCGAGGCGTCGTTCAAAGACCCGACCGAGGAAGTGAAGCGGCGCAACCTTGCGAAGAGCATCGAGAAGCTCACCGGCATATTTACTCCGGCCCCAGTGATGGATGTCAAAGACTCCGAGCGCGCATTCCGGCTGCATGAGGCGGACCACGCCACCCGCGCGAGCCCGCGCACGTCCGCGTTCCTGTCTGTTCAGGAGAACGCCGACGTCGCTATGCAGGACGCGAAGACCATGGCGCAGATCGAGCGCGTGGTGCGAGGCGAGGCGCGGGCGCTGGTGCGCGGCACCGAGATCGCGGCAAAGAACCTGCCGATGGGTTTGCCGCAGCTCGGCGCCTGGACCTTCGACCTGGCTGCCATCCCGCCCGATTTCCTGGGCGCCGGCGCCCGGGCTGTGGGCCTGCCGGAGAACATGAACATCTTCGCGGAGATGGCTGCCGGCTCTCGCAGGTACGCGAAGTCCGCCCGCGAGGCGATGGACTACCTGACCCCGACACCTGAGACCCTGATCGAACGGGGCGTCACTTCGGGCTCCCGCTCCGCCGGCATGATGTTGGCCCTGGCCCCCGCGCAGGCGATGGCCATGTCGCAGGCTGTCGTCCCCGGCGCCACGGCTGCTGTCGTCCGGGATGCGGCTATGCGGGTGGGCAACGCAGTGGCCGGCTGGTTCGGTGTTGGCACCGGGGCGGAAGCGTTCACCGAAGCACGGGACAAAGGGAAGGGTGTAATCGACGCCACGACGTACGCAATTCCGCACGGGGCCTTCGAGTACCTGTTCGAGATCGCGCCCAGTCGTGTGATGGCCGAGGCCATCCACTCCGCGCCGGGGCTGAAGGCGTTCGTGTGGGATCTCCTCAAGACCGAGGTCCCTGGCGAGCAGGCGACCACCTTGTCCCAGAACTTCAACACATGGGCCAACCTGAACCCGGACAAGCCTGTCGCGGACTTCCTCGCCGAGCAGCCGGGCGCCATGGCGGAGACGTTCATCGCCACTCTCGTGGGCGCGGGGCTGCAGGCGGGCGCCATCCACACGACGCAGCGCGCGACCGGCTACTTCGCGCAGAAGCAGGAAGAGCGCCGGATCGAACAGCAGCAGCAGCTGCTGACCGATCTGTTCGACCAAGCCAAGCAGATCAAAGCGGACCCGGTCACGTTCCAGAATTTCATGGCGGGTGTTACCGATAATACGACCGTGTTTATCAACGCCGAAGAGCTGCGCAACACGCTGGCCCAGAATCAGATGGACAGCAGCATTCTGCCGTCACTCGAGGAGCAGCTCAGTCAGCCGTCTGTGACGGGCGACGTCGAGATCCCGATCGGCGAACTGATGACGGCATTCGCCGGCACGCCTGCGCAAGAGCAGGTTGTGCAGCACGCGCGGATCCGGCAGGACGACCTGAGCGCTGCCGAGCAGGCCGCGTACGGCGGAACCGAGGCGGAGTTCTTCAGGAAGCAGGCCGCGGTCGTGATGGAGAAGCAGAAGGCCAACGAGCAGTTCACTACCGAGCGCGCCGAGATCGAGGCCGACATCGTGGCGAAGCTGCAGTCGCTGGCCCCGCTATCGGAGCGCCCGTTCAACACCCGCGATTTCAAGTACCAGGCTTCGCTGTTGGGCGCGTTCTACGCGACCGCGGCGGATCTGATGGGCACGACACCGAAGCAAGTCGCGGCGCAATGGGCCCCAAAGATCCTGGGCACCGAAGCCGCGCCGGCGGAAGCTGGCCTCACGCAGGGCTTCTCGCACGGCAACGCGATGTTGAACGTCGGCCTCGACATCGGGGACGTGCAAAACGCTCTGAGCGAGCAAGATGCCATCGCCATGCTGCAGAAGTTCGGCGTCACGGTGACCAAGAGCAAGGTCCACAATTTGACCCACGATTGGGGCAAAGAGAACACCCTGGTCGCACATCTCGATCGCGCACTGACGCCAGACGAGATGGCACAGTTGCTAGCCGCGACCCAACAGGAGGCGATCCCGCAGTACGCCGATGGCGTCGGCACTCTGTACCATGCGACTCCCGAAGCGGCGACGAAGTGGGGCCCGTTCAACCCGGAATACTTCAGGGACCTGGATGGGGTGTCGCTGGCTGAAGCGCAGCAGGACTTGGCCCAGAAGAAACAGAAAGCCCCGAAGATCACCGACATCCTCGCCGGCCGTGTGGTCGAGCAGAGCAAGCCCCTGTCCGCGAAGCAGTGGGCGGACGTCCGTGAGATTGCGCTGGCCGCGCTGACTCCTGAAGCCCGCGAGAACTGGCTGGCGCGAGAGTCGGAGATGCTTGCCCGCGAGGAACGCGCGAACCGCGAAGCTGAAGTCCTGAAGGAAACCGCGCAGGCGAGCCTCGACAAGCTGCCGAAGCCGCGGCTGTCGACGGTACCGCTTTTGCATAGTGGGCAGAAGCTGAAGATCGTCGGCACTGGCAAGAACGGAAAGATCCGCGTGCCGGACGTCGGCCGCGCGCTTTACAACAAGTTCCTCGGCAGTGCCGGCGACATCAGCACCGAAGAGGGTGTCGAGACCGTCGCCCGCGCACTCGCGCACGAGGCTTTGGCCTCGATGGCGAAGGACGGGCACGCGGTTGGTTGGTACGACCGTAAGGTCCACGAGGCGTTGCTGATCTCGGCACTGATCCACCCGGAACTCGCGACCGACCCGAAGGCCAACCTTGCGTTCCGGCTGATCGCGGCGGTGACGTCGAACGGGCAAGCAGTCCGCGACAACTTCATCCTCACGAACGAAGTCTATGCACAGTGGAAGGCGACGGGTAAGTTCCCTACGGAGATGGACACCAAGTCCTTCACCCAGGAGGGAGACGAAGACGCGCAGATAGATGGCGAACTCGAGGTCGACGAAGAGGGCAACCCGGTTCTGATAGGCGGTGGCCAGCGTCGCCAGGCTATGATCATCGCGTTCGATAAACTCAATAACCTAGCTGCGGCGAATGGATGGGAGACTCTCGAAGCCGAACTGATGAAGCTCCGGCCCGTTGGGGAGATCAAGAAATTCTTCGACGTCAAGTTCTCAGGCGAGCTGGTCGACACTCTGGTGCCTTCGGCCGTTGGTCTGGGCGGCCCGAAAATAGGCAACTTCTTCGCCAACCTCTCCGGCGGGTTCGACACCCCGACGATGGATCTGTGGTTCATGCGGACAGTTGGCCGTATGACGGGCGGGTTGTTGAGCACCAAGAAGTCGCTGGTCAAGAGTTTGAAGCAGCTGCGGAAAATCCTCCCCGAAGAGGGCGAGGTCTGGGGGTATGACGTCGGTAAGATGCGCGCCGAGATCCAAAAGTATTTGGAACTGCCGGAAGCCCAGCAGCTCGACCCCGAGGTAACGCTGAAGACGTTGAAGGTCACGGCCCTCTACGCGCGGGCGCAGTACAGCAAGTTCTCGGCGCCGGACCCTATCACGGAAAAGACCTTCACCGACAAGTCCCCTGCGAACCTCAACGCCCGCAGCCTGATCGACCAGATGGGCGCGATGGTCGAGGCCCCAGGCAACGGGACCGAGCGCAACCAGCTGCGGAGTGCTGTTTACAGGACATTGGAACTTCTTGAGAAACAAGGGATTAAGCTCACCGCGGCGGACTTGCAGGCTGTTTTGTGGTACCATGAGAAGAACCTTTATTCACAACTAGGAGACATCAGTGAAAGCGCAAAACCTTGGGACTATGCCTCAGCCGCTCGATTCGGAGTTGGCCGGGCACTTGGGCTCGTTGACGTCGGCGCTCGACAGCGAGCAAAGCCAGTGGGAGAAGGACAACCCGCCGGAGGGCTACAATCCGGAGAGATTCCGGGCGGCGATCAAGTCCTGGCTCAAACCAACCGCATCGCAGGTGCTGTCAGCGGACCAGTAGTCGGCATCCACTACTCGCAGCAACCGCGCGCGAGCCTGGCCTCGTCGGCGTTCGGGTCCGGTATGCCGGGTGCCGAGCGTGAGCGCTTGGCCGCTGCCACGGACCCACGCATCAAGCAGCGTGTCGCGTTCTATGTGAACACCGGCAGCGGCATTACACCAGAGAGCGGCGTGGGCCCGCACGCGCACGCGGCTACGCTGCGCAACCTGTACGACGCCGACGCCGACGCCCTGAAGATCTGGCGCAACAGCAAGGGCGACATGAACGCCGCCGAGAGCGCGGTGCTCGACGCGGGTTTCGATGGATACCTGACCCGCAACTTCGGGGGCACCGGTGCCGTGGTGATGCTGGGCAGCCGCAGTGTCGACGTGCAGGGCATCAAGAAAGAGGATGTTTCAGCGCGCGCTGAAATCCCGCCGTCCGCTGAAATCCCGAAGATGAAGCAGGCCGCGATGGCCATCGTGAACAACCGCGCACTGCCGTTCGGCCGCCAGTCGGTCGAGAGCTGGAAGCGCGACATCGAGCGCAGCGACCCTGACACCGCGGCCCTGATCAAGTGGGACGAGATCCCGGCCGGCGACTACTACAAGGACCAGATCGCGGCACAGCTGTGGCAGAAGACGTGGTACTACTCGGCCCTGCAGCGTGCGCTCGAGAAGGCCCCGGCCAAGGTGTTCAGCACCGGCAAGGCGACGGCCCAGTGGCTCACCGCGAACGCCGGCAAGATGGGCGTCAAAGCCGCGGAGCTTGAAGCTACCGGCGTCACCGACTGGCTCGAGACGCAGGGCAAGGTCACACAGGAGCAGGTGGTCTCTTTCGTGAAGCAGGGCGGGGTGAAGGTTGAAGAGGTGGTGCTGGGCGAAGTATACGACGCCGACGTCGAGGCGTGGTGGGGCGACGAGGGGGGCGCGAACGAAGAGACGCCGTTCGATGAACTCAGCCCCGAGGAACAGGCCGAAGCCCGCGAGCAGTACCGCACTGACGTGCAAAGCTACGGGGACAACAACGGTACGAAGTTCGAGACGTACCAACTGCCTGGCGGCGCGAACTACAAGGAGCTGCTGATCACGTTGCCGCCGGACCACGGGCCCTATGAGGCCGCGCAGGCAGAATTCAAGGCAGCAGAGAAGACCTACCACAACGCCGTCGTGGCGGCGCTGTCAACTACAGGCGACACTTCTACCGACCCGGAAGTGAAGCGCACGGGGGCCTTGCTGGACGCGGCCAAGGCCAAGTTCGCCGCCTCTACCACCAAGGTGTTCAACTCTTCCCACTATCCAGGCGCGCCCAACATCCTCGCCCACCTGCGCTTCAACGAACGTACCGACGCGGACGGCAAGCGCGTGCTGTTCATCGAGGAAGTGCAGAGCGACTGGGCACAGAAGGGGCGGAAGAGTGGCTTCAATGTTCCGGTCACTGGGTACCAGGTGTTTGTCGATGGCGTTGCCGCGGGCGCGCCGTATGAATCGAAGATAGACGCCTACGACCACAAGACCCGCGCACTGAAACACAACGCCCCGGACAAGGTCGAGATCCGAGAAGTGCAGGCGTTGCAGAGCGTGCAAAGCGCCGGTAACAAGGGCCTGGTGCCGCTTGCGCCCTTCGTACAGGACACGCAAGCATGGACCGCACTGGCGCTCAAGCGCGCGATCGCATATGCCGTCGATAACGGATTCGATCGGGTGGCATGGACGACCGGCGAGCAACAGGCGGCGCGGTACGACTTGAGCAAGCAAATCAGCCGCATCAGTTATGCCAAAGTCGCTGATGACTACTTCGTGCAGGCCGTCGGAAATAACGGTCAAGTCGTGTTCGATAGCGTCAGGAAAGAAAACGAACTCGAAGATGTGGTCGGCAAAGAAGTAGCGCAGAAAATCATCAATGGCGAGGGCGCTTCTAACCGTTCCATGCTGTGGCCTGAGTGGAATGGCCCGCACAAAAACCTATCCGGCCTCGACCTCAAAGTCGGCGGCGAAGGCATGAAGGGCTACTACGACGGCATCGTGCCGCAGGTAGCCAACGACGTGCTGAAGAAGCTGGGCGGGGGGAAAGTTCAGCAGATGAACTTCTACCAGAAAGCTGGCGCGGATTACGTGATGCGCAACGTGAAGACCGGCAAGCTGATCGAGAACACCCGCTTTACGAAAGAGGAAGCCGACGCAGCAGACCCAGCCTACTACACGGCGGAATATTCGCCGCGCGAGATGGACACGGAAGTCGAGCCGGGCGAGTTCGGTATTCAGCCCGGATTCCAGATCACGCCCGCCATGCGCGAAGCCGTCGGGCAAGGCCTGCCGCTGTTCGCCGGCCAACAAGAGGAGGCGCGGCGTGGCAGCTTCAACCCTCTGACGTTCGACCTCCGTCTTCTGGCCGACGCGAACCGCAGCACGTTCATCCACGAGCTGTCCCACTTCTTCATGGCCGCGTATATCGACATGGCATCGCAGCCGGATGCCCCGCCGCAGCTGAAGGAGTTCGTCGAGAACCTGCTGGGGTATCTGTTCGAGAAGGTGCCTGGCGGTGAGCAGGTGGGGGGTGAGGGGTTGGGTCAGAAAGTCGGCGCTGGCGAGACGGCGTACAAAGCGGTCGACGTCAACTCGCCGGAGTTCAAGGCTTGGGCGAAGAATGCCACTATCAAGTCGGAAGGCTTCGAGACTGGCGAGGCTGTAGTCATCCGAGGGCAACACGCCAGCACCTACGGCGACATCGCGGAGTTCCATAAAAAAGAGCAGCGATTCGGCAAAGCTGGGTATGGTTTCTACTTCAGCAATGCCGCTGGCGCAAACTTGTTTGCTGAGTACGGCGGTCGGTTTCAAATGCCGCGCAGCGCTGCGGGCGAAGAAAAGGCTGTGAAGACATACCCAGTTTTCGTAGCCATGCAGAATCCTCTAGTGGTCGATCATGTTGACGATCTGAAACCGTACCTTGACCAAGGTCAGAAGTTTGGTGTGGCGCGCGGTATCTTCGGCAACTTGTCGCCGGAAGCCCAGACTAAGCTGCAAAAACAAGGCTACGACGGTATCATCGCCCGCGAGACTACCGCGCCGAAGGTGCATAAAACGCAGGGCCTGAAGATCCTTGATCGCAACGATCCGAGAGCTGTCAGCTTTCCGGTCTACGTGGTCTTCGAACCCACACAAATCAAATCCGCCATCAGCAACACCGGCGAGTTCAGCAACGAGAATCCGAGCATACTGCGCCAAAACGGCGAAGCCGCCACGCCCGGCGCCATCCCCGAAGGCCGCACCAACCTCGAGCGCTGGAACGCGATGACGCTCGACCAGCAGCGCGCGTACTGGGAGTTCTTCGCTGAAGGGTTCGAGCAGTACGCGATGACGGGCAAGGCGCCGACCAAGGCGCTGCAGTCTGCCTTCAGCGCGTTCGCGAAGTGGATGAAGGACATCTACAAAACCCTCGTGACGTTCGTGCGGCAGCACGGTACGAAGCCGCTCGACGCGGAGCTCACCCAATACTTCGACCGCATGCTGGCGACCGACGAGGAGCTCGGCGCGGCGCGGCAAGAGCGCGGATTCCAGGCCCTGTTCAAGAAGGCCGCCGAGGCCGGCATGTCGCCTGGGCAGTTCGCCGACTACATGGCCCTCGACGACCTGCAGAAAGTGGAGGCCGAGGAGCTGCTGCGCTCGCGCAGCTTGCGCGACATGAAGTGGCTGTCGAACGCGAAGACCAAAGCGATGAAGGAGCTACAGGCCGAGGCCGACGAGCTTCGTGCGCTGGTACAGGCCAGCGTCGAAGAGGAGCTCGCCAGCACCCCGATCCGGCAGGCCGAGCGCTGGCTGCGTAAGGGCGAGATGGTGCAGGACGGCGAGCAGATCAAGGCCGCCGCGGGCCACCGGCTCGACACCACGATCCTGAAGGCCATGTTCCCGGAAGGCGCCATCGCCGGGCAGATCGATTTTGCCAAGCTGGGCCGGGGCAGCAACGCCCTCGCGTCTACTACCGGCACACAGCACCCAGACGACGTGGCCGCCATCTTCGGATTCCGCAACGGGGAAGACTTGGTTCGGCAGCTGATCGAGATGCAGCCGTTCAAGGAAGAGGTGCAGCAGCTGACCGACCTGCGCATGCTCGAGGAGCATGGCGACTTGGCGTCGCCGCAGGCGATCGCGAAAGCGGCCGACGAGGCGATACACAACGATGCCCACCTGAAGATGGTGGCGACCGAAGTGTGGGCCCTGAGCAACCGCACCGGCAGCGTCGCGATGCTGACTCGCGCCGCCAAGGCGTTCGCCGCGCAGCTGGTCGACAACACGGTCGTCAAGAAACTCAGCCCGTCGCAGTACGCGAACGCCGCGACCCGGGCCGGCAAGGCCGCCGTGCGTGCACTGGCGAAGAAGGAAGTCGACAAGGCGGCCAACGAGAAGCGGACCGAGATGGTCAACGCTGCCGCTGCCAAGGCGGCCTACGCGGCCGAAGCCGAAGTCCGTGCGATCGTCAACCGACTGCGCAAGATCAGCGCATACAGCGACAAGCACTCCGCTACCACCAGCCGCGAGTTCGGTGTGGTGCAGGCGGTCCGTGCGATCCTGTCCGACTTCGGCATCGGCCAGCACGGGGAGAAGGCGACCAAGTACCTCAACACCTTGAGCGAGTATGACCCTGTCCTGGGCGCCGTGCTGGACGACGTGATCAACAAGCTGGCGCCCGAAGTGAAACCGTGGGACCAGCTGAAAGTGGCAGACCTGCGCGAACTGCACGCGGCCATCAACGGCCTCTGGACCGTGGCGCGCGACGTGCGCAGCGTGGAGCTGGCCGGCGAGAAGATGTCGCTCGACGACGCCCGCGCGCAACTGATCGCGAAACTGGAAGAGACGCAGAAGACCAAGGCGCCGACCAAGGCCTTCTCCCTCACGAAAGCGGAAGAGCGCAATCAGGACTTCATGTCGTTCGCGGCCAAGGCCATCCGGCCCGAGAGCTGGATCTCGACGAAAGACGGGCTCGACTCGTACGGCCCTTGGCGCCGCCTGATCTGGAACACGATCGACCGCGCGGAGCTGGCCTACAACGCCGACAAGACCGAGAAGCTGAAGCAGCTGAAGGCGCTGCTCGAGCCTATCGCGGCCGACATGGTCGACGTCAAGATCGACGCCCCGGAGCTGGGCGGCACGTTCGGGGCAGGCCGCACGATCGGCTACTCGGAGTTGCTGCACGCGATCCTGCACACGGGCAACCTGAGCAACAAGACGAAGCTCCTGCTCGGGCGCGGCTGGGGCAGCCTCAACGAAGATGGCACCCTGGACAGTGCCAAGTGGGACGCCTTCATGGCCCGCATGTTCGCCGAGGGCCGCGTCACGAAGGCCCACATGGACTTCGTACAGTCCACGTGGGATCTGCTCGAGTCGATGAAGAAGGGCGCGCAGGATGCCCACAAGGCCACCACCGGCCGCTACTTCGAAGAGATCGAGGCCACGGCCCTCGTCACTCCGTACGGCACGTACCGAGGCGGCTACGCCCCCGCGATCGTGGACCACCAGCTGGTGGCCGAGGCCGACCTGCGCAAGATGCAGAACGCCGCCGAAACCGAGGTGATCCACTCGTTCGAAAAGCCCGCCGGCGGGTTCACCAAGTCCCGCGTCGCAGGGTACAACCAGCCGCTGGAACTGAACATCGCCGCACTGGGCCGGCACATTGACCAGGTGCTGCTGTTCTCGCATATGTCGATTCCCGTCCGCAACGTGCAGCGCGTGCTCAAAGGCAAGGACCTGTCGAGCGCCCTGGCCGAGCAGGACCGCGCCGCGCTGGGCAGCGTGCTCGCTCCGTGGTTGCACAGCGCCGCGACCCAGACCGTGACCGAAAAAGGCAAGCTGTCGTACGAGAGCCTGAGCCTCTTTACCAAGGCCCGCAGCCGCGCCGGCGCCGCGATCATGTTCGCGAACGTCTCGAACTCGGTGCAGCAGCTGACCGGCTTCTTCCCGGCTACGCTGAAGGTCAGCAAGAAAGAGCTCCTGTTCGCAGCGGCCAAGGGCTGGTACAAGCCGCGCGAGCTGGCGGCCAGCGTGGCCGAGATGTCGCCCTACATGCAGCAGCGCCTGGCCAACGAAGTCCACGCGATGGCCGAAGAGATCGACCACATCCTGCTGAACCCGACCAAGTTCGAGAAGGCACAGGACTGGGCGATCGCGCACAGCTACTTCCTGCAGATGGCGGTCGATACGGCGATGTCGCCGATCATCTGGCAGGCCAAGTTCAACGAAGAGACGGCCCGCGGCGCTGCGCAGCAGGAGGCGGTCGACCTGGCCGACGCCGCGGTGCGGATGACCCAGGGCACGAACCGTGCGATCGACATCGCCGCGATGGAGAAGGGGTCTCCGTTCTACCGCATGTTCATGCAGTTCGCCGGGTACTTCAACACACAGGCCAACCTGGTCGGCGAGAAGCTGGCGGCGGAAGCGCTGCTACCGAGGACCCCGGCCAAGTACGGCCGCATCGGGATGATCCTCGCCATGGGCTGGTGGGCGCCGGCGATCGCCACTGCGCTGATCGTGCAGCTGTTCAGGGGCGGCGTGGATGACGACGACCAAGACGGCGAGTGGCTCGACGACTGGCTGGTCTCGACGTTCATCGGTTCACCGATCCGCTACGCGGTAGCGGCGATCCCGGTGTTCGGCACCACTATCAACGCCGCAGTGAACTCGTTCAACAACAAGCCGTACGACGACCGGATCTCCGTGTCGCCGGCGGTGAGCTTGGTGGAGGGCGGCTTCCGCGGCGCGCAGGCGGCGTACGGCGCTATCGAAGATCCTACCAAGGCAGGCCGCGCCATCCGCGACCTGGGCACGTTCCTGTCCCTGTTCACCGGGGTGCCTGTAACGCCCGCTACACGGGCGGCCGGGTTCGCCACAGACGTCGAGACCGGCAAGGTCTCTCCGACTAGCGGAGTCGACTACGGGCGTGGCATAATTACGGGCACCGCTAGCCCAGAAAGCAAGTAATAGCAAAGGACAACGACATGACAAGCGTCGATCGAATTCAAGGACTCTCAGGCAGCCTGGCCGTAAAGGCGCCAGTGCGCGCCGCCACCACCGCAGCGATCACGCTCTCGGGTGAACAAACTGTCGACGGTGTCGCCGTTGTCGAAGGCGACCGCGTACTGGTCAAGGACCAAGCCTCCTCAGTTGACAACGGGATCTACGACGTCAGTACCGGGGGCTGGACTCGCGCGTTGGACTTCGACGGTGCCAACGACTTCGTGCAAGGAACCGCGATCGTCGTGCAGCAAGGAACGACATATGCCAACACCATGTGGAAAGTCACGACGGCAGCCCCGAGCATCGGTAGCGCCCTCGCGTTCGATCAACTGCTCCCCGGCGATGCGAGCGCGGTCGAGTTCACCCCCGCCGGAACCGGCGCAGTGGTGAGAGCCGTGCAGGACAAGCTGCGCGATCTTCCATCCGTCACTGACTATTCGTCGTTGGCGCTGGCACAGGCAGCAGCTGGGATTAAGTCGCTGCTTGATCCTGCCTCCGGTCGCATGTGGATGCTCGGAATTACCGCCCCGGTATTTGATGAAGCAGCCAATGTGTTAGGTCGAGGACTGGCGTTTGATAGTCTTGGGGCAACGATAAGCATCGGCGCAGGCAAGCAATACAACTTCATTGGCATCCGCAACGGTGGCAGCGACATCAATATAACCCTTGGCGCATCAAGCGCTCTTTGCTCTGGAATGTCGTTTTATTTGTCAAGTCAATCGGGCAGTCATTCATCGTCAAATCTGTATGGCGTGATTGGTGACATCAGCAACTATGGGCCGGGAACAACTAAGGCCGTTTATGGGCGTGTCGTCGCCAAATCAGGAATGACGGGGGCTGCGGTTGCCGGAGTATTTCGGACACAACTTGACACTGGATCAACCCCTGCTGGAGCGTACTGCCTTCAGGTCGGCCACGCCGGAGATATTGCGAAAGTTTTAAATGGAGTGATTTGGATTGACTCAGAAGCGGCAAGCGGAAAAGCCGCCTACGGAATCCTTTCCGACATCAAGATGGGTTACACCACAGCGTTTATTCGTGGCGTGGCCGGCGGTGGCGGCAAGGCTTTTCAGTGGCAAGCGTCTGGGGGCGGCGCCGATTTAATGAACGTCCTCGAATCGGGGCGGATAACCCTCGCCCCCGCTTCGGCCAATAGTTTGATGCTCGATCTTCAGTCCGGTGCGCGAATCAATTTCACCGGGACAGCCGCGACGGCTTCCATTGGCGGCGCAGGCGCACCCCCTGCGCAGGTTGCTCAATATGTGCTTGTTCAGGTGAGCGGGACAGATTACAAAATTCCGGTGTATAACGTGTAAGGGCGGCCCATCATGGACGAAAAAGATATTTTTATCGAAGTGCTGAAACAACAGCGCAACCAAGCATTAGATGCCCTGGCGGTTTTGGTTGCACAGTTTGAACTGTTTAAAAAACAAACAGCAGAACAGCAGGCGGGCCTGTAGCCGTGGACCCCGCAACCTACGCCGCCCTGACCTCTATACTGATCGGCCTCGTGGGCTGGTTGCTCTCCAGCAAGGACGCGAAGCAAGGACAAGAGATCGCAATCCTGTTCAAGAAGCATGACGACGACGCGGCCGCGCTCGCGGCATTGAGAGTCGAGATAGCCAAAGAGCATTACCTCAAACACGAACTCGACTCGCGATTCCATTCTCTCGAGCAGGCGATCAAAGAGAGCAGCCACACCCTCGGGATGAAGTTCGACCATCTGGCCGAGACTCTCGTGGCGCATCTGATCGACGGGGGCGAGAGGTGAACCGCTTCGACTACTGCCTTGCGTTCGTGCTGCGGGCGGAGGGCGGGTTCTCGAACCACAGGGCCGATCGCGGGGGCACCACCAACCACGGCGTTACTCAGAAGACCTACGACACCTTCCGTCGCAACGCGGGTCTCTCGCTACGCAGCGTCAAGCTGATCACGTCCGACGAGGTCCGCGGGGTCTACCGCACGATGTACTGGAACGTCGCAAAATGCGGGGTGCTCCCTCCCCCGCTCGACCTCTACGTCTTCGACTTCGCCGTGAACTCGGGGCCGGGTCGTGCGGTGAAGACACTGCAGGGCCTGCTCGGCGTGGGTGCGGACGGCGCTCTCGGCCCGGTGTCTATCGCGGCCCTCCAGGAAGACGTCGCCGCCGGGCGCCTGCCGGAGCTGTGCAACAACTATCTCGCTGCGCGGCTGGACTTCTACCTCGACGTGGCCGACGGTGCGGACGACATCCTCGACATGGACACCGACGAGCAAGCCGTCTTTTTACAAGGCTGGCGCAACAGGATCGAACATCTTCGTAACGCCTGAAAGGCAGACATGACTACCGTGGCCTGGGATGGTAAAACCCTAGCAGCAGGCGCTGTGGATCACACACCCTGAGCGCGGCATCACGTTCTCGATGCCTGTGCACGCTGACCCGAAACAAGAGACCATCACACAAGACTGGGTCTCCTGGCCCGGCAAAAAAGGAGCGACACCATGAACCTACTCGACGCGCTGCCGGCAATCGGCACCTTCCTCGCAGGCCCGGCTGGCGGCCTGGCTGCTTCCGGGGTCCAATGGCTGGCCGAGAAGTTCGGCGCCGGTGAAGCCACGGTCGACGGCATAAAGCAAACCCTGGCCGGCATGACGCCGGTGCAGCTGCTCGAGGCGAAGAAAATCGACATCGAGTTCCAGAAGTTCTGCATGGAGAACGGCATCAAGCTGCAGTTGGCGCAGATCGCCGTGAACGTGGAAGAGGCGAAGAGCTCAGACCCCTTCACATCCCGCGCTCGCCCCGCGGCAATCTGGGTGGGTGTCGCTGGCCTGGCTTACGCCGGGGTCATAGAGCCCGTGCTGCGGTTTGCGGCGACGGTCGTGTTCGGCTACACGGGCCTGTTCCCTGAGATCGACAGCAACCTCACCCTGCAGGTGCTGGGCGGGCTGCTCGGTCTCTCCGCGCTGCGCAGCTACGACAAGAAGAACGGTGCCGCCAGTTAGCCGGGGGGTTGCTCCGGCATATCGAACCCCTCGAACAGCGCCGACATGATCGCCGTCTCCTGCTCCGCCTGAACATCGGCCGGGGACGGATTGTCGACATGCTTGTGCGCGCGGTCCCACCCGAGGGCAAGCCCCTGCGTGAGGGCCTGCTCCAGCGCTACGTAGAATTTAGGTGTCATTTCCTGCGCTCCTCTCTGCGGCGATCGGGATCTCCGAAGGCCCACTTGATCGGCTGCAGCCCTGCGACGCTGGACACCGCGGCGGGCTCGGCAGTCAACACCTCGAGCAACTTCTCCATGTAGTGCTTGCCCTTCGCGATCTCCTGCGCGCTCTGGTCCTTGCTGCCCATCCGCATTAGATACTTCAGCGCGTTGCCGCGGTAGTAGCCGACACGCTGGTCGAGGGGCCACGTGTCGACAACATCCCACACCTGCACGCCCATCTTCTTGTAGTGCTCGCCGCCAACCTGGGTGGCGTTGGCCGGGGGCGGTACGGCGTTCGCGGTGACGACTGCCGAGATCCGCTCGGCGATGCCGCGGCGCTCCGGCAGCGGGCCATATACACAAGACATTCCGTGCGAGATGGCGCTGCAGAAATTCTCTTTCCATTTCCAGTACACACATTTGAAGCAGTCGTCTCGTAGATATGTCATATCACTTTCTCCGTTTGCACGCTTCGAGTAGGAGGTCTTGGACCTCCCGTTTGGTTTCATGCCGTTCGAGTACGACCTCGTCGATCGTGTCGCGGGCGATGATGTTATGCACGAACACCGGCCTGTTCAGCCCGGCCTGCATCTGGCGCGTCGGACCGACACGCTCGATGACCTGCATCCGCTGGCCCAGGCTCCAGTTGAATCCGAAGAACACGATCTGGTTGCACGCGTACTGCAGGCCGTCGACCCCGTGGCCGCCCGACTTCGGGTGCATAAACATGATCTGGATCTTGCCGGCCTTGAAGTCTTCCAGGTCTTGGTCGGTCTTGAACTGCCGTCCGACTTTCGGGAAGGCCTTCAGCAGACGAGCCAGGTCCGACTTGAATTCGTAGCAGACCAGCAGCGGGGCGCCGGCGGCCTCGTGGAATATCGATTCGAGCGCTTCGATTTTCACGTCGTGGATCTCTTTCCACTCCTTGCTCGATGGGCTCTCATCGTTTTCCACCAGCGGGTCCACATAGCAGGCGCCGTTCGCAATCTGTAGGGTCTTCTGGGTCCGTGCTGCGGCGTTGAACGCCTCGGCGGTTCGCTGCTCCAGCTCGATGAACATCTCCCGTTCCATCTCGTTGTAGAGCTTCCTGGCCCGGGCCGGGAGGTCGACATAGATGTTGTTCACGATAGGCTTCGCAAGGTCGACCCAGTCGGCCAGATCGATCGTCAGGCAGATGTCGGCCACCGCCGCGTGGATCTCGGCCTGCGCATGCGGCAGTGCGATGCTGCCGTAGCCGTCGTAGTCCTTCGTGAACCAGCGCTGCTTAAAGGCAGTGAAGGTGCGGCCCAGGCGGCGGCCCTTGTCGAGGTACCACACCTGCCCCCACAAGTCGACCAGGCCGTTGGGCGCCGGCGTGCCGGTCAGTTCGATGAACCGTTTTATGTGCGTGTGCGAGATCCGCGCGAGTGCGCTGGCTCGCTTCGCCCCGTCGCCGGCGATGAACTCTTTCCCCGTGCTGCTGGTGCGGAAGCTGATTCGGTGGCCCTTGATGTAGTCGCTCTCGTCCGCTATGACAGTTCGGTACGGCCACCTGTCGCCCCAGTATTCGATCAGCCAGAGGATGTTGTCATAGTTGATCGTATAGACCGGCGCGTCGAACTTCAGTGCGGCCAGGCGTTCCTTCTCGGTCCCGATGATGGGCACGACGGCGAGCCCGGCCAGGTGGCTCCACTTGCGGCACTCGTCGGTCCACACCTTGCGCGCGACGCGCAGCGGCCCGAGGATCAGGGTGGGCTGCGTCTCCCCGCCGAACGTGTAGGTCGCCTCGAGCATGGTGAGCACGACGCCTGTCTTGCCAAGACCACACCCCGCCCAGAGAGCACAACGGTCGTGGTTGTTGACATGTGTGAGCATGGGGGTCTGGTACGGCCTAGGGATGAAATCCGTCCGCACGGGCGCCCTTCCTTTCTGTGGCGTGGATTCGGGCGTGCTCGGCACGGGTTGTTAGCTGTAGATTTTCTGGGCGGTTGTCTCGTGGGTCTCCGTTTATGTGGTGCACTACATCGTCGTAGGTAAGCGACCGCCCGACCATGGCCTCCATGACTACGCGATGCTCGTGCCTGTTGTGGAATTTCCGGTAGCTACTGGCGCCAGGCGGGTCCCTAAGGGCGGAGCCGTCGTTCTGCTGCCCGCGGCGGGCCTGCTCTTCCGGCGGGAACAATCGCGTGTGGTGCCCCCAGACGAAGGTGAACTCTGTCAGTTCGCCGCAACCGCAGCCACACAGGTTTACACGTCGCTCCGCGGCTTTGTCGCGGCGGTAGTGTTTGTGGCATTTTCCGCGGGCGTGAATCTCCAGGCCACACCCGGGCTCCGCGCACACGCCGTCTCGAGGCATCCGTTTAGCGCGCATGTCTCGCAAGCCGGTGCTCGTAGTCGTCGCGGCAGTCGTTATCGCAGAAGCGGCGTTCATCGTCCAAGGGCTCGGCGCAGTTGTAGCACCAGCCTGTGGCCGGTAGCGGCGGGGCGTGGGTGGCGGCGGCTGCCAGGGCCAGCTCGAGGTCGCGCTGCGCGCGGTCGTTTGCGATGTCTATCTCATCCGCCATGGCGCTGCCCTTCCTTCTCTGCTAGAAACTTCCAGTATGCCCGGCCGCGCGTGCCGCTGATGTAGACGCACGTGTCAGCTGTCGAGCTTACTGGCACAAGGCCCTCGATCTTGGCGCAGACCAGCGGCCGGTTGCTCCTGCCGATCTCGAAGCCGATGTAACCGACAGCGAGCAGCAGGCAGACGACGAACACAATGATGTCGGGATAGAACGCCTTGCGATTGGGCCTCATTCTCGCAGCTCCGCGACGGCCAGCTCGAGGCGGCGGACCCGATCCTCTAGCGTCTCTCCCCTTGCGCTTATCTCCTCGGCGTGCGAGAAGGCTTCCTTTAGTCCTTCCAAGTACCCCTCGTCGTACATCCTCTGGTTCCACTCGCTCTTGTGCATGAATCGCTCTTTGCCCTCGCGCCCGTCTCGGCGCCCTTTCCTGCGCGGATTGTACGTGCTCATGCCAGCAGCTCCTTCGCGTTGGTGTAGGCCTTGTCCTTCTTCGGGTCCTTCACGAAAACGTCGCACAGCTTTTCGAACGATGCGACGAGATCCTCGAGGGCTCGCCGTTGCTCGGCCACCTCGGTGCTCAGCGCCGCCACCAGGCGGCGGTCTTCAGTTGTCATGCCAGTAGCTCCTCTATGCCTTCGAAAGAATCGATCACGACGACGCGCTGGCCCATGGCCTGCATGCGCTTGTGCTCGCGTAGTTGGTGGGGCTCGGCCTTCTTGCCAGGGGCTTTAAGTTCGACCCAGATAGCGCAGTGCAGATCGTCGACGTACGCTTCGCGCGGCAGCATCACCAGCCTATCCGGCGCCCCGCGGCGCCCGATCCACTTGACCTTCCGCACCTCGCCGCCGAGTTCCTTGACTCGCTTGACGAGCTCAGCTTCGATGTCCCGTTCGCGCATGCTACCCCCTTGGGTCCGGGCCGCAGCCCAGCCACGGGTTGCTGGCGCCGCTGTTGCGCCGCAGCTCTTCGGCCTGCATCGCTGCCGAGAGGATGCGCTCGTTTTCGATCCAGTCGGCGATCTGCACCGGGTTGCGACCGTTGCGCTGCTCGCGGCCCCGGGTGGTGCTCGCCAAGTGGCAGTACGTCTTCCCGTCGCGGGTGGCGCCTTGGCCGATGATTTCCCAGACGTCGTCGTCGTGGTTGATTTTGATGGCCATGTTCAACTCCTCGAAAATCGAGACCCGGAATCGGACCTCTCAACAGTTCTAATTGTAGCACGCGCTACAGAAATAACAATCAATCTTTCTTATACCTGTAGCTCTCAAACCCCGCTGCCGCTAATGGCATGCCCTCCCCCCATGGCGGGACCGTGGCGAGCAGGGCGCTCAGGTGCGCGGCATTGTACTCCGGCAGGTCGGGCGCCTCGCACGGCACCTCGTCATGCACTCGCATGACGATCTCGTAACCCGCGGCCTCGATGCCCGGCATGGCCGACCACATGAAGTCCCGGGCTATTCCCTGCGTCGCGTTCTCCGTCAGCTTCCCGCCGTACGTCTTGATCCGCTCCCACTTGCGGGTGAACTGGTTCGTGCCCATGAATGACAACGTCTTGCCGTCGTCCGCCACTTGCGGGTTCGGGTAGCACAGGTACGCCCCGCTGGGCAACCGGATGCGCAGCCAGGCGCCATCGCGCCGAAACGCGAAGCCGCGGTAGCGGAACGTCGTGCCCGGGTGCAGCGTCGCGGCCCTGAACCCGTCTTCCATCTCGCGCCACAACTGCACCGTCATCGGGTGCGCGTGGCGCCACATGCGCTTGAACGATTCGCAGACGACCGCGGCATTGTCCGACATCGGCCACTTCGTGCCCTTGCCGGCGAGCCACTGCACGAAGTCCTCCGCTTCTGCGCGGATGTCGTCGGGCAATGTGTCCCATGCCGTGTTGGCCATCTCCTCGAGGTCGATGCCGTACACCAACGCGAACGTGACAAACGCATTTATTCCGCCGGCGTATCCCAGTCCGAGCTCCATTACTTTTCCGACCGAGCGACCGAACTTGCTAACGTCATCCGGCTCGATGCGAAAGGCTTTGGCATACGCCAGCTTGTAAAGGTCCGGGCCAGTGCCGGCGTCGAAGTCCCTGAACGCCTGCAGCTTCCACTCCTCGCCGGCCAGCCACGCCAGCCCGCGGCCCTCGATGTTGGACAGGTCGGACACCACCAGCTTCTTGCCGGGCGGCGCGACGATCACGCTGCGCACGGTGCTGGCGGTCAGGTGCATGATGTCGTAGGTCATGCGAGATCGCTCCCCAGCGGAACCGGCGTCAGTGTTTTCTTCAAATACAGAGGGTGGCCTGGGTGCCCGCCCTTCGTCAGCGCCAGGCAGTGCAGCGACTCGTCGAGCATCGCCATCACCTTGACGTCACGACCAAGATGCGTGCCATTTGCTCCCCATGCGGCAACAACCACGCCAGCACGCTTGGCCAGCATTACCAGATGCTGATCGTTCTCCGGCCCTACCGGGTCGGCAGCGGCCTTCATGTCCTTCGGGTCAGTGGCGCGGAACGCAAACAGGTTCGTCATGCACAGCCCGGCGTAGCCCCATGCCTTCGCAAAAGCAATGCAGCGCCGTATCGTCGGGTCGTCCTGCGTCTCGTCCGCCGTGCTTGGGTTCAGGCCCACAAACATTGCGTATCCCTCGCCGCCGATCCACTCGCGCCACAGCGCATAGCGGTAGGTGCGGCACGGTGAAAATGTAGCGCCAGTCGTCACAGCAAATCCTCCGCGCCCGCCAACAGCGCCTCGATGCCCACTTCGATCTGATCCTGCGGCAGCAGCCCGCGGCTACCCAGGTTCTGCAACTGCACAGTGCGGCCGGCGTCCCGCCTCGTGCGCGCCGCTCCGCTGAACTGGAACATGCCACGGACCTTGCCGTCGATGTTGGCCGCGCGCTGGAAGGCCTTGTACTTGCTGGTGCTGCTACGTGAGGCCTGCGCCCGGATCTCGAGCAGCACTCGCAGCATCGGGTCGAGATCCTCTCGGTCCAGCATCTTAGCCACGGTGCTCTTGCTCAAGTCCGCCATGCCGATACCATACTCGGCGAAGATGAACTCGAGCATTCGGTCGCGCTGCGTGGCGGCGCCGACGTAGTCGTCGGTGTGCTCCCGCACCGCGCGCTTCAACCGGGCCTGCTCCGCGTCGGTCGCGCGGATGGCGGCCGAGACCAGGGCCTGGTCGGTCAGCACGCCGCGGTCGTTGATCTTCTGGTCCAGGTGCCACAGGTCGCGCTCGGTGGCGCCGTACCCCTCTTCGCCGTAGTTCCACGACGGCAGCCGGTGCCACACCTCGCGCATCGCGCTGATGTCGTTGCGCGCGTACTCGACGAATCGGGCCCACTTCTCGGGGTGCGTCTCGCGAGTGGCGCGGCGGTGCTTCGCGGTGGCGGCCTGCGGCTTGCAGAAGTTCAGCACCAGCGTCCGGCCGTCAGCGTGCTTCGCCGATTCCAGTGGCACCTTGAGAATATCGCACAGCTTGCCGAGCCCGCCCGGCAGCCCGTGCAGCAGCGCCTTGACCATCGCGCACCGCCACTTGCTGATCGGTGTTTCTATTTTCAGGTTGCCGAGTCGGAGGACATTACGATCGAACATTGCATTGTGCGCGATGATTATGTCGGCGGTTGCGACGAGATCCTGCAGCAACCATACGTCATGTGGATCGCCCAGCGTGAAGTCGATGTCGTGGACGGGGCCGTCGTCTATCGCATAGGTCGCGATCATTATCTCGGCATTCTCGGCGTACTTGTACGTGCCGTGTTTTATCGGCACTTCACTGAAGGTCTCGAAATCCAAGAACAGGATCACGAAATATCCTCGAAGTCGTCGGCACTGGCCACCGGTGCTCGGCAGTTGTGCACGGCGCAGTAGTTGCCAGGGTGTGTGCGCTCGGTGTCGTGAAGCCGCCAGCCAGCGGCGTCGAGGCGCCACTTCACGGCGGAGCTGCCGCAATATTTGCAACGCGTTGTACTCGGTTTGTGACGCCGGAAAGGCGACCAGCTGGGGTACGCGTTTTGCGTATCCGCAAGCAGGTAGTCCGCGTACTCTCCCACAATGAAACCTCCTGTCATAAAAAGAAAAGACCTATTACCAGAATTCAGCGCCTCAAACTTGCCAGCGGGCAGCGCCTTGCGTGCAGCGGGGGTGTGAAATCAGCGAGGGGCACCCGTTCGCTTTACCATCCTGGTCCTCAAATCCGCGGTCAACCGGAGCCTGCCGGAGGAGTCGCCCGCTCCCCTTGTGTTCAGCTCTTTGGTCTGGGCGCCGCTGTCGTCAACAGCGGTAAAGTGTGACGCACGCCCAGGCCAAAGAGCCCCGCCCGAAGGCGGGAGCCCATGCTACTACGAAAAGTCGTCCGCGCCTGCGCCGTCGGTGACCTCGTCGAAGTCATCCGGGGAAGCCGGGCGGCCGCCACCGAACGCGTCGCCGTCGCTGTGGAACTGGACCCCGGACAGCGTGAAGTTCACGCGCTTGCCCCAGGAGTTGTCCTGTGCCCAGCAATCTACCACGACGTTGACATAGCAGCCGGCGTACGGCTTGCCGTCGGCTTCGACCAGCGGCGTCTTGTCCTTGTCGAGCACGGTGGGGCGGGCCTTGTTGCCGGCGTTGAGGGAGAACATACCCTCGAAGCCGTCATACACTTCGCCGTCCTTCGAGAGCGCAGCCTCCTGGTAGCCTACGCGTCCCTTACCGCGGAGTTCCTTGAGGATGCCCGGGGCCTTGTCTTTCCACTTCTCGCTCGAGACCGCGTTGACTGCAGCCGCGAGGGCCTTGGCATTCTCGCTGCCGGGCTCGATAACGAACGCCGCGGAGAAGCGGGGCTCGGCGTTGGCATCGCTGCCGATGGCCACGGCCTTGAACAGGTTGGGGAAGGCCAGGCGGACTTTACTGAGTTTGACTTTCATGCGTCTTCATCCTTTCGGAAAAATTGAGGATACATCTTGCGGACCGCAATGATGGCGGCATCCACTTCGGCCGGGCTGTGCGTCTTGCTGGCCCGGATCAGCAGCTGCCGTGCATCTACCGGCAGCAGGTGGGAAATCGGGAACTGGATCATGCTAGATCACTCCCGGATTCGTCTTCAAAATCCGCAGCTGCGTCGAGCACCAGTGCGGGGCGTTTGTCCGACTCGGGCGCCACGCTGGGCGACCCGTCCTTCTGCGTGATCAGGGCCTGCAACTTGTTCCAGCGCTTGACACTCGGCGCGCTGCCCTTTTCACCGAAGATCTTCTCGACCTTGGGAGGCGAGATAACCTTCATGTCGTACATCTCTTCGACCTTCAAGCGCATGGTCTTCAGCACGGTCTCGGCTTCCGCTTCGTCGCGCCACGCACGTGCGCCCTTCTTGCCCTGCACCAGCTTGTAGCCGGGCACGGGGGTGCTGGCGAACAGGCGCCGCGAGACTTCAGCACGGACGGCCTTGATCCAGTCTTCGATCAGATCGCACGCGGCCATCTTGGCGCCGAGGTCGTCGTCCGATACCCCGGGGTGCTGGGCGGCGGCCTCGAAGGGGGCGTTGCCCTCGGTGATGTCTTCGAACTCCGCGCCCACCGACGCCTCGACGAACGCCGCCAGCTTCGGGCACGTGGCCTTGGCCTTGCACCACTGGCACTGCTTCTCGCCCGGGTTCAGGAACTTGTCGCTCCACTCTTCCCGCGTGATCGACTGCCCGACCGTGGTGTGATACTTCGCGGCCATGACGCACTTGTCGGCGGCGTCTTCCACCTCGTGCCGGAACAGCTCGAGATCCTCGAGGCTCACGACCGCCTCGTCCGCTGTGTGGGACAGGCGAGGCTGGTGGATGAAGAGCCGCACGCGGTCGATGTCGCAGAAGGCCGACAGCTCGTCGTACAGGCCGAGGGCGTAGATCCGCAGCTGCCGGTTCTGTTCGGCCGCCACAGGCCCGTGGCCATCCTTCAGGTCGTGGACCTGCAGTTCCCTGTCCGCGGTCACGATCGCCGTGTCAGTGGTGCCGCTGGCGTCTTCCTCGCCGGTGATGGCGGAGATGTCGACCTTGTGCTCGTAGCTGGCGAACACAGCGCCCTCGGCGAGCTTCTTGACGGCCTGCACGTAGGCGTTGGCGCGGATCTCGCGCTCGGCATCGACGACGGTTTCGAATCGGACTTTCCAGTCCGGGTTGCCGAGCACGTCCCATGTGGCGCCGTCCCAGCCGGTAGGCGTCAGTACACCGACCTGGATCTTGCGCCCGATGAACGAAGCCGGGTGCGTGTTGGTCGTGAGGCACTGCTCCGCCAGGAAGTGCGTGGCCGTGCCGCTGTCCGAATTGTCGTTCGAGGTGTCGGGCAGACCATCCTCGAGGACGACAGCGCCCGGGCACAGCATCCAGCGATCGGCGCTGCTGGGGGAGAGGCGGGCGTGGCCAGCCATGATCAGCCCGCCTTCGCGATCAGCTCGAGGGCCTTGGCGTAGTCTTCGGGCTTGATCTCCGAAGCCCGCGCGGCGCCCAGTTCCTTCAGGATGGCCAGCGCCTGCTCGCGCTTGCCGCCGGCAGCCATGGCCACGATCGGCTTCTGGATCTGCGACGTGAAGTCGATCGGCTTATCGCCAGAGGCGGCATCGATCGCGGCCGGTGTAGCCTGGGTAGCGGCAGGCGGTGCAGATGCAGCAGCCTCTGCCTTGGGGGCCTTTTTTTCCTGCGCTGCCTTCACCGCGGTAGCGGCAGCAGCGTTGGCGGCGATATCATTGACGGCAGGGCCGCTGCCGAGGGTGCCGGCCATCATCTTCGACTGCAGGACGGCGGTCAGGTTGTTGACGGCGGCGGTCAGGTCCGCCAGATTTTGCTCGATGGTCATGCTTCGTTCTCCTAGAACGTGGGTTGGACTGCAGGGATTTTTTGAAGGACCGGACCGAAAAGGTGACTCTCGGTTGACACTTGATCGGTGGGTTGAATCCGATCCTTCAAAAAGTCCCCGCCGTGAGGCGAGGAAAAGGGGGAGGAGTCTTTAGCCGCGGGCGCCCTCCAGGATCTGGTTGATCTTGGCCACCGGGGCGAACATGGTGGGGGTGCGCTCCACGGGCTGCCCCGGGCGCGCGTCGGGCTTCTCGTGCGCGAGCATGATGCGGCGGGCCTCTTCGGCTTCGCGGTTCAGCTTGTGGATGGTGGTCAGTCCGTGCATGGCAGTTCCTTTCGTTTAGGGTTGAACAGTCAGTGTATCAGGAGTGCATCAGGTTGCGAACGCGCAACGAGGTGTAGTGGATGTAGGCCGACATGTAGGTCGGGAAGCGTTGCGACGTGTTGCCGGTGCGGGAGTCCATGACCTGGTACTCGGTGGGCGCCGTCGGGCCGGTGGTGATCCCGTGGATGATGTAGGGGTACTCGTCGCCCATGGAGTGGGCCTGGAGCCCACCGGTCCTGGCACCGTGGCCCATGTACCCCGCGGCTGCGGACTTGACCGGCGTGTAGATCTGGGCCAGGCCGTCCGACTCGTCGAAGCGGATGAAGAAATCCGGGTTGAACTCGCCCCAGGCCGCGGTGTTCGGGCCGATCAGGCTGCCGGACATGGCCGCGGCGTTGTAGGCGGCGATGCAGTCTTGCTGCAGGTCCATGGCCAGCTCGAAGACCACGAAGTTGAACGTCTCTACCTCTTCCACGGGGACGAAGCAGCGCAGGATAAGGGTCTCTTCGGTGTTCGAGTACGCGCGGCGGTCAAGAACAAGCCAGCGACCGCTCAAGGCGGCGAGGGCCATTCCGACGCGGGCACTGCGGGCTCGCATGCTGTTGTCGCCGTTGGCCACGTTCAGGCCGATGTTGAGTTCGATGCGCATTTTGAATCTCCTGGTTGGTTGTCGGTTGGTACAGTTCGCATTGTAGAGACCGCTACAGACTTGTCAAGACTTTTTCTTCGAATGTTTTTATGGCGCCATCAGTGCGGCTTATGGCCCATCGCCTTGAGGATAGCCGCCGCGGCCACGTCTTTCGCGTCGTCCCCTTCCGACATGGCCTGGCCGATGTCTTCGATCGCGCCCGACACGAGGGTGCCCCAGTCGAGGCCGTGCGCGTCCCCGATGAACTTGGCCACCTCCTGCATACCCAGGGAGATCGAGAGCTTGTCCTCGACCAGGTCCTTGTCGTCCATGTTCTGGAGGAGGAAAGACAGGGCCACCAGTTTCTGCAGGGCCGTTGCGGTTTTCGGGTTGCTCACAGTCCACACCTCTCTTGGCAGTTGTCTTCGTACATCGTGTCGATCGGGTCCGGCTCGTAGCGCTCCGGGTCGCACTCCGGGTGTGCCGGCACGAACTTGCCCGACATCCTGAGCAGCACGCCCTTGTGGGGCGCCACCGGCTGGCCGCAGTAGCAGCACTTGCCGGGGTATTTGTTGGCGGGCATGGCGATCACCAGATCGGCTGCGACATGCGGGCGTCGAAGGCCTCGGCGCGACGGGCTGCGACCTTTGCGAGCATCTGCAGGGTCACCGCGGCGTAGGCCTTGTCGGCCTCAGTCAAGACGTCGTCGTACTTGGCCACGAAGGCCTGCAGTTCGTCAGCGCTGGCGTAGACGTTCGAGGCGACCCAACCGATATGGCCGTTGGACTCGTCGCGGACCATCACTCCGAAGGGGTTGTAGGTCGAGGCCTTCGGCTTGTTCCAGGCGCCGGTCTTGGGGTTCAGGGTCTGGGACACGAACCGCGTGCCGTTCTTGTTGGTTTCGAGCCAGTAGCGGATCTGGGTGCGCAGCTTGAAGCCGTAGGGGTAGTCGGCGACTACGTACGCCGTGTCGGCGCTGGTGTGGCCCTTGAGTGCTGTGGTTGTCATTTCGAATCTCCTGGTGGTTGGTTTGCGCTGCTGATGTTTCACATTGTAGAGGCTGCTACAGATTTGTCAATACCCCACAGAAAATATTTTTGCAGGGTAACCGCTTGACGTTTCCCTGTAGCACGTGCTACGCTCGCCCCCACTTCACCACTTGGAGGTTTCAAAATGCTTGAATTTCTACGCTGGATCAGCTGCCTGTTCGGGTACCACAGCTGGCGCCACCATGGCGGCGAGTACCGCACCTGCCGTGACTGCGGCAAGAAGGAACAGCGCGTGATCACGGTCCACTGGGTGCCGACGCGATGAACACTGCCGAATTCTTCCTCTGGACCCTGGCCATCGCCGGCGGCCTCGTGGTCGTCGGCTACCTGCTACTGCTGCTGGTGTGGCTCGCGGACCAGAAGTTCGCGAAGACCATCACCACGATCGAACAGCAGCTCAACGAAATCAACCCGAAGGACCTGCCGTGACCGAACGCAACCCCCTCCTGCAATACCTCGACCGCATGACCCCCGATGCCCGGGACGCGTTCGCGTTCCGTGCAGGCTCGAGCTACAGCGCCCTGCGGCTGGCCGCCAACGGCTACAAGACCGGGGGCAAGCTGTCGATCAGTCCCGAGTTCGCGGCCCGGATCGAGAAGGCCGACCTGACGAACACGCTGCGCCGTGAGGCTCTGTCGCCTACCTGTGCGGCGTGCCCGTACAGCTGCCAGGCCAGCACCTAACACTTTCCGCGGTCGCCTCGGCGCGCAAGCCAGCCTGCCCAATCGGGCTGGGCCGCACCTTCACCTCGCTATTGGGAGCGAATATGACTGAACTGATGCTGAAAGCACAGATGGCGCTGACCGCCAAACAAGTCGAAGACC